CATATCAACTGTAACGGATAGATTTTCAATTCTTGGCGTTTGATAAACGTTATTTGATATTAGTTGCGCTCTAAATTTCAAGCCGCGCGCTCTGTATTCCCCAACAAAGAAATCTTGCCATGCGGACCATGTAGGCGTGCCGCTTGGGTCGTCATCGGTTAAAGCCACTTGTAATTTTACGTTAACATCGGGCGCTGTAGTGGTGTTTAAATCGTCCCAATTGCCCTCTAATTGATCTAACAAACCTTGTAGAGAATCAAAACTGTTTGCGTAGTCAATTGCGAATTGATCAATATTAGAAGTAACTCGGCTTGTGTAAACGCTGCCCAAATCAACGGGATTTTCAAACTCATAAGTTCCCGAACTGTAAACGCTGCCTTGTCCAGCATCTAAAAGCCCTAGCCAGTCGTCCATATTCCCAATCATATCGTCCCAAAGCGTCGAGTTGTCGAGCTTTAGATACCCATCTGAGACTATACAATTTGTTTTGCTGCCTGGATATGTCGGGCTTTCTGTTTGCGTTTCAATCACGTTAATATCTTTGACCGACTCAAAAATAGTTGTGATTTCTGTTGCTGTGACGGATTTTTTCCCAAGAGTGTCAACGGCTTTTATAAAATAAGTCCCCGTCATCGCTGGACTTGTTACGCCAGTTATTGTTTTTGGGATTCTAGGGAAAAGATCTATGCCATTTTCAAAAGTTTGTCCGCTTGTTTTGGTCGTAAACTTAATTTGGTAATAATCTAGATCGCTTTCAGTGTTTGCGTCCCAAGTTAAATAAGCGGTTGTATCTACAATATTAATTGCAAAGTTTTGGACAGCTGCGGGCGCTGTTGATCTTCCTACAACTTCATAATTTAAATAAGTTTTCCACGCTGAAACTTCGCCAGGGTGCGAAACGGCCCTAACTCCTAAATCGTAAACTCCATTTTCCAAAACGGGAAAAATAAAAATTCTAGTCGTGTCGCCTGGCAATTTAAACATTCTGTATTTTTGTTCATTGCTAGCTTTGTAGCGATATTCAATAAATTCTCTTTGTACACTGGCTCCTAAATCTTGCGGCTCAATGTCTATAATAATTTGCGGCGTTGTGCTGCCGTCCGAATTTATGATTAAGGCGTTTTCATCACTATATACCTGTAGTATATGGGGAGTATCGGGCAAAGCCCTAAATCTTGGTGGTGTATTTGTTATTTTGGGATCAAAAGCGGGTATGCTCCCAGTGTCGGCGCTTAAAATTGCTGGCGCTGCGTCAACAAGTGTTAAACGTGCGCTTAAATCTGAGCCTGGCTCAATACTTTTAACAATTAGATCTACGCTTTCTAAACTAGTTTGGCCAAATTGTATCAAGTCGCCTGCGACTGGTATGCTTGCCGCTGGTATGGCTGTTGTAAATTCTAGTTGCGTAACGGTATCTACGGGATTTACTACGCTATGCAAAGAGCTTGTGCCGTCACTTGCTCGGATTCTTACATTATAAGTTAAACCGCTTAACATAGTAACTTCTTCGTCAATCGTGATATGCGTTGCGTCGCCGCCGCCGTCTGTTGTTACGCTTTTGATTCTAGCGCCCTTTTGCCCAATGCTTGTTACATCATGCAAAACTTTTACAAGGTCGCCTCTTGTACAAATAAGATTTTCAATATCACAAGTTAGGCTATAGACTTCGGGTCTTAACCTTGCCGACGCTAAAAGATAGCGGCCTTCTCTCCATGCTTGGTTTTCGCTTGTACATCCCCAAACTTGCATCGCTTCAAATTTACTAGCGTTTGCAGCGCTGTAGCCGTCATCATAAGCAATAACTTCTTGCTGCTGATAATCGCGGCTTGGGTCTATATATCGGCATTTTATGCCGTGTATCTCTTCTTTAAAAACTTTAACGGAAGAAAAGCCAAAACTATTTCTTGGTGTGAAATGCTGAACTGGCGTTGATTGTTCAATGTCTCGAACAACTGTATATTTGCCGTCTACCATTGCAAAAGACGCTCGGCCTGCGGCTGCTATATCCCTTAAAAGCTCAAAAACGGTTGTGCCATAATCAATAACCGCGTCAAATTGCCATTTAGCTTGTCCATCTTGCGCTAAAGCGTCGCAAGCGTCTGCCCAATTTTTTAAACCGTCACCATCAATTAAACTATCATCAACGGGATTAGCGTTTGCGGCTCCTCTTAAAACTTCGGCAAAAGCCCATGCAGGATTTCTTGTTGCCACGGCGCTAGTCCATGCGCTGCCGTTCCATTTTTCAAGCTTTGCTTGTGCAATTGCGTTGAACTGATCGACAACGCCGTTTAATTGATCGGTGGCTTTTATTCTCATAGCTACCATGCAATGCCCTGAAACGTTGATCGGACTTGTTTGTTTTACGCTCTTTAAATTGCTAATATAAAATTGATCAACTTTTGTATCTACGGCGCTATCAGCCGTTAAACGTGTTAAGCGGATGTCATATTGATCTGCACTGGCAAAAGATATTCTTTCGCTAACATACCATTGTTGTTTTGTGTTGTTGGTATAGGTTCTTGTTGCGTAAGTTGTCCAAGATCCAGCGTCTACTTGCTTGTATTCATATTTTATTTGTACCGTAGCATCGCGATAATAATTATCTTGTGCGTCAAAATCAAACATGCCGACAAAATAGCCATCTATAACGGCCTCATTTGTATTTGTGGCTGTTGTGATTGTTTGTGCGCCGCCTGATGCGCTAACAAGTATGTTTTGAGGATCGGGGCTAATATCCGTTGAATAGAGCTTAAAATCATTTTCCGCGCCTGTGCCATATTGAATTTCTGTTTCTACGTCTTCAAAGTCGGAAAGGTCTGTATTTCCTATCTTTAGGTCGGATAACTGAAGCTCGCCATATCCAAAATCAAAGAGCAAGCGCAAGTATTGCTCATTTCCTGAAATTTCAGTGTAGGGCTGCGCTGCAAGTGTGGGATAAACTTTATAACGACCAAAAACGCGAGGGACTACGCCGTAAGGATTAGCGTTGTTTTGTGAACCTGTAATTTTTAGTGTGGGGGACTCTCTAACATCGCTGCCGCCTCTATCAAAGTTTGCTCTTGGTGGTGGAATAAGAGAATTAACGGCAAATTGCCCAACTGTCATGATTGTTGCCATTCCAACAGTTTGCGCGGTAGTAGCTTTAAAGCCCATGAAGCCGCCAACAGCACCGCCAAATTGCGCGCCAACGGCTATTAATGCGACAGTTGCAACAATTCTTAAAACGTCTTTGCCACTGCCGCCACCGCCGCCGCCTTGGGGACAAACTTTGATGGTAACTACTGTATCGCCTTTTACTATCGTTGTATCAAAGTTTTCTGGCTTTACATAAAGCGGATCAAGCTCAAAATCTTTGTCCGATATCCAAACACTAGCGTGACTTTGTAAAAGCTTGTCATGTAAAGCGTGCTTTACAAGGTCGCTTACTCTTGATTTTGCAGGCGCTGCACTTTCTACTCGATAGTAAGAAAAAAGGTGCGGCAAGGTTTGAACTTTGATTTCATCGGACATTATAAAAACTTCTCATGTCTGAAAACTTTATAAATTCGGGGTTTCCAACGGGCAGTTTTGTACTTCTCTAAACAAGAATTTTTACCCTTTTCAATATGTAACATCAAATAATGATTTACAATCAATCCAACGTGTACGGGCTGGCCTTGGATTCGAAAAAGGATTAAATCTGCAAAGCCTCTCTTATCAAAAGGTATTTCTTTGAAGCCGCCTTCGTCTTCGTTGCCTTTAACAATTTTGGCTATTTGCTCAATCTCTTTTGTACTTTCGTAGTCTGTAAAGCTTGGCAATAAAACGCCAAACCTTTCACAGTAAACACGTCTAAATAAGCCCCAACAATCTACTTTTTTAAAGCGCCCGCGTTCTTCGAACTCGATGCCTATATAGTCTTGTAACCAAAAAGTTTGCATTTTACCCCCCTTTGTAAAACCCGCTTTACATCTTCGACCATTTCCGTAGCGTCACGAAAAAGATAAAAGTTTCAAAAACTTAAAAAAGCCCTGGATAGTCAGCGGGTGTATAAGTTCCAGCAGGGTAGGGTTCGTTTAGCAAATCATTAAAAATGCAAGTTCCCGTCAACGTTTCTGCGTTATATTCGACATTGCGAATTTTCATATTAAACGGCCCGGCCTCGATGGTGTCGGGATCGCTTGCCAAAATAACGTTTAAAGTTAAATCCAAAGGACTCGATATAGAGCGCACACCCTCAACTAAAAGTTTATCTACATTGCTAATAGTTAACTGAACCTGTTCCATACTCTCGCCATCTTCACCAGGTAAAGCAAATTGAAAAGGGTAGGCTGTGTAAAGGTTGCCGTTGCTAGTTATATTTTCCCAGTTGTTAACAACACGGATCGGGCTTGCTAAATCGGTATGATCAATTTCTATAATCATCAAGAAAACTTCGTTCGTTTCTTGTGAAAAAATGGCTTGTTTAGCTGTGGTAGAAAGTGATCTAGCCATTAGGGTAGTTGCTCCAACTTAATACTTACTCGGTAGTCAATACCGTTTGAAATGCTAATTTCGGGCGCGCTTAAGAAGCGAAAAGTTTCTGTAACAGCCGTTCTTGGGTGCGTCATTGTAAAGGTATCTACCCCGTCGTTTTGGGTAGTAGAAAAGAAAGTGTTTAAAGTTGTCACTTGTGCCGCTGTCATGTGAAAAACTAAGCTTAGCATAGAAGGCGCTGCGGTTGATCGCTTGCGAACTTTTGGATAGCCCGTTTCCATTTGTGAGCGAATAGTGTTATCCGCAAAAACTTCCTGATAGCCATCGGCTATTGCTACGGGTAAAGTCCCTGGCCAGCTCATCGTCTTATGCCCCCTCTACTTATTCCAAAAACGCGCAAAGATTTGTCAAAAGAGCCTTCGGCAAAACCTCGTTTTACTTCGTCGCAATTACTACATTTATGCTTCGGCTGCCATCTTGTCCGCGCTCTTCGCTAACTTGCGCCGCTGCCCCTGTGCTTCTTTGATCAATAATATTTACCGACACTTTAGAACCCGAACCGCTTGATTCTACCCCCAAAACTCCACTTGATGATCGCTTTAATGGTAAAATTGCTTCGCTGCCAGCCTCGGCCATCAATCCCCGACTGCCTGCAAGAGCAAAGCTTGTAGGTGTTGAAACTATGCCGCCATTTGCAAAAGGTAGTAATTTACCACTCATAAAGGCATTACCTTTAGCCGATGCAATAGAAGCCGCTTTTGTATCAACTGGACTCATCAAGCCTGAAATGGAGCTAGATATAAATTCAGCAAAAGGTTTTGTCACCGCTTCACGAAAAGCTAATCTTGCAAGCTCATCGGCAATAGATTTTATTGAATCTTCAAAAGATTTTGCTTTAAATATTGCGTCTTCAAAATTGTTAGCTATGATATCGCCCGCTTTTTCAGCGGAACCTTTCATGCGTTCAAGAGCATTTGTAATTTCATTAGCCGCGGCTGGCGTTTGCTCCATTGTCGTTTTATTTTTTTCGAGTTGTTCGCCAACAACCTTTGAAGTCTCCCTAACTTTTTCATCTTTTAGCGAAAAGTCTTCTATCCACTTAGACGCTGTATCAAAATAGCTGCTTGTATTTTCTATGCTTTCAGCAATGCCTTGTTCCATGCCCGTTAGAGATTTTGCCATTGTGCCTTTTCTCATTTGAGCAATCTTTTTTTGCCGCTCTTGCTGCTCAAGCCTTGGATCTTCTACGCCTGTACCAAAACCACCACCAAAGAAAAAACCCGTTAAGCCCTTTTCGTACATTTCTTTAAATGGCATCAAAGCAATTGCTAATTCTTCAACGCCTTGAATAAAGAGGTTTAGGGCCGTTGTCATCGCTTTTGTAATTGTCAATATGCCCGTAGTTATTCCTTTAACCGCTTTTAAAATGTTAAGGGCTGCAAATTTGGAAGCTGCTGCAATGCGGTCGGCTAAATCTTTCCCTAAATTTCTTACACTGCCGTAAGAATTTTCAATGCTTTTTAAGATCTTTTCTCTTAACTGTGTGGCTATCTCTCCAATTTTTGGAAATAACTCCGCTGTCATTTGCTTGGCAATACCTCGAATTACGCCGCCAAATCTCACAAGCTCATCATTGGCATTTTCAACGGCTTTGACTTGTTTTTCTTCCAAAACAAGGCCAAAACGTTCGGCATCTTCGGAAAACTTGTTAAAAGCTTGGCTGCCGCCTTCCAAAACATTGATCATTTCGGTAGCTCTTGAACCAAAAAGCTTATAAGCGGCTGCGGTCTTTACGGCCCCTTCGGGCATCTCATTGAACTTGTCACCAATAAGTGACATTAAAGCCACTGAATCATTCATAACGGGCCGCAAGTCTGACGCGCTTAAACCTAAAAGTTTAAATGAATCTGCCGCCTCACCCGTTCCCTTTACCACAAAATCTAAAGTGTTTTTTGAAAGCTGTTTGGATGCTCTTGCAAGAGTATCTAAAGAAGAGCCGCCAATTTCTGCGGCATGCTTAAAAGTTTCAAGCGCTTTAACGCTCATCCCCAATTGCCTAGACAATTTACCCGTCTCGTCAATGCCATCGGCGGTTTTCTTAAGCATAAAAGCAAAAGCTGCACCGACTCCGGTAGCGGCAAGCCCTGCGCTTTTAGCAATACCGCCAAGCTTGCTCAAGCCCATGCCAATAGTTCTAAAGGTTGCCTTTGTCTTGTCAATGGCTGTAACGGTAAACTTAAGCTGATCTTTTCTTGCCATGGTCTTCTTTAACCTTAAAGTAAGCTATCCAAGCGTAAAACTCTGAAACTGTCATTTCTACAATTTCGGAAGGGTGCTTTTTTAAAAATTCCGCAAGTTGAAAAACGCCGAATAAGTAGCGTTCATTCTTGCTTATTTTTTTTTAAGCTCTTCGACAATTTCCTCGCATTCCTCATCTAAGTTTTGCAAATGCGCGTCAATATCTTTTCCTTTTGCAAGGTTCCAAATCTTTTGACCAACTTCAATCACTAAATCGGGATCGGCTTTGTTCGTCAAAAAAAGCTTATCGCCCGCAAAAATTCTTTTGCCGCTCTCATCTAGGGCTTTTGTGCATATTGCATGCACAAAGCCCGCGCCCGCTCCCTTGGTTTGTATTAATTCCAAGATTTCGGATTGTTGTTTAAGCGTCATCGGCTCAACAAAGATTTTTAACGGCTGTCCTTCTGGCCCCCACTCAGGAACTTCAAAAGATTTTTTCTCATAGGTGTTTTCAAAGTGTTTAATTACATTGTCGATTGCAGCCATTTAAACCTCGTTTATGAAACGGTTGATATTGTTAGCGAGCCATTGCCCAAGAAATTAAAAGATCTCTCAACAATGCCTTCACTATCACTTGTTTGTGTAACTTCCGTAATAGTTGCTGTTCCTGTCAGTAGATAATCCCCTGTTGTGTTTCCTTCAGGTTGAAGATTTAGGGTAACACTAGCGCCAACTGTTAAAGCCTCTTGGCCGTTTATGTCGGTATCGTCAAAGTTACAAGTTAAAGAACCGTTCCAGGATCTAAAGCCAGCTTTGTGACTTCTCCAAGTATCGCCCATCACTGTATCATCAGCGGTTTCTACTGTTTGTGTAACAGTAAAACTTTTAACTTCGGCA